GGTCGGTCTTCTCTTTGGTGTTTTCGCCCAGAATCTTGGTGCGCACAGGGCCGTCTGGCGGAAACAGTTCTTTGATGGCACGGGCGGCAAAGTCCACGCAGGCTTCGGCCATCACAGGGTGAACCACCTTGGATGCGCCTTGGAACTGAGCACCACCGGGCGCGTCATTGCCCAAGCCAGTGCGCTTCAAACCTTCCTCGTACTGCTTGTCGCGGTTCTTACGGGCTTCCTTGTCCTTCTCGATCAGGTCGAGGTAGCGCATACCGACCTTCTCAAGGTCGTACAGGTTGATGGCCTCTTCGGCAAGATTCTCGTAGAAGTCGCGGTCTTCTTCTGGGCCTTGATCACTACCCATGCGGACGATGGCCGAACCATCTTCCAGTTCCTCCACGTCGCTCATGTCGTCGTCGATCTCTACGTCGACACCGCCATCGGGATTGGCCTTCAGACCGTCAATGAAGCGGTCAAATTCTGGATCGATAGGCATCTGTGTCGCCATAGTAATTCCTCAGTTATTGCGCAGGGATCGTGCGATCCATACGCTTTAGTCTTTCTCGGACAGCCTGTGCGGCTTGCGATGTGCCACGGCCACCCTCTTCAGAATACGAGGAGCGGGGCATATACATCAGGTCTTTGTTGGGGTCTGACTTGCCAAACTGAATCTTGGCGTTCCTGCCCAGCACCTTACTTGCGGCTGACTGCGCCTCCAAGAACTCTGTGGGGATGCCACCCTTGGGCATCTCAAACGGGGCCACCAGCACGCCACCTGAGCGGGGGCTGTGGGTGACGATCATGCCGGGCAACATCTGGCCCAGCGCGATCACTTCCTCTTTGGTCAGGTCGCGGCCACCCGGCCCTTTGATCATCATCGACGATGCGTCCTTGATCTGGTTGGTCGCCATCGGCACAAAGCGGTGTGCGGCCATAGCCTCTTGGTTCAACTCTTGGCCTGCGGTTGCGATGTCGCTACGCAAAGCCTTGTTGGTTGACAGATTGCCAGCGCGGGGCACGTCGACACCCACCATAGGGTTCAACTCCAGTTGGCCTGCCTCGTTGAGGTAGACGCCTTGGCCGGAGCGCTGAGTGGTCTTGCGGCCACCCATCGTGGTCATGGGCACTGCCGAGCCTTCGCCGATCATCTGCTTGGTGGCGTAGTCTTGGAATGCGCGGCCCTTCATCTTGGCAAGGTCAGGAGCCACAGCCTCGGTCGTGATGGTCGCAGGCGTGAACGGACGACGTGCGGCGGCGGTCACTGCGTTGAGACCACCCTCCACACTGCGTGCCGCCTTGGGAGCCTTGGCGATAGCGCCGGGCGTGAATAGTGAGCCGATGAACTCGGACACAGGCGCTTCGTTCTCGCCTTGGATGCCCATCTCTTTGAACTTGTCTTGAAACTCTTCGCCAGTGGGCGCAGAGATGATGTTGCGCAGTGGATACTTGGGCACACGTTGCAACTCACGCACATCTCGGTACGGCGCTGGGGCTTTCTTGTCTGACTCGAGCACGGACGTGGGCTTTTCCTCGTACATACCGGGGATCAGCGTCTGCACCCAGTCGGCCAGTGCCACGAGGTCGCCACCCATGCCAAGGCCGGGCAGGTGCGATGCCACCTTCAGCGCCACATCTCTGCGGCCTTCTGGCGTGCTCAGGACTGCGCCTTCCTTGCGGGCTTGGTCTTTGATCATGCGGCCAGCCAACTCGGCCATGTTGCGCTTGTTGCCAGTCTCATAGTCTGGCGCGCCCAGCGGTTCAACAAAGCCAGCGTCAGCGTACTTGCGGGGCTTGACTTGCTTCAGGCTCTTGATGGGAAACTGGGCCATGCCGCCCTTGGCGTAGAAACTGTTCTGGATGATGTTGCCACCATCGGTCAGGTCGGGCGTTGTGTCGCTCATGTTGACCACGCCGCCACCTGCCATGTGGGTCTCGAGTGCGGACTTTAGCCGCTGGGTAAATGACTGCTCGTTCACAGCGCCTCCATCTTTACGTTGCAGGCCAGTCTCGCGTACGTCGGGAATGCCTTCGCCCTTGTACCAAGGCAAGAGTTGGCCCTCGCCCGTCTTGATCTGGTTGAGGATTTCCTGACGGATCATGGCAGGGTTGGGTTGCTTGCCCTGTTGCTTGAGGGTGTAGGCCACCTGCTTCTCGAGGATATCCAGCGCATCACCACGAGGTGACTTCAGGCCCGTCAACTCACCGCCACCGAACCAGCGGCCAGCCTGAGCCATGCCACCGGGAATGCCCATCTCTTCAGCGATGCCCAGCAAGCCCTGCTCACCAGCGTTGTACTCGGTGTTGCCGAAGCCGCCCTGCTCCTTGAAGTAGGGATGGTAGCGACTGCCTTGGGTTTGACCTGCGGCCTCATGCACATCGAGCACAGCCGAGTTGGCGAAATCGCCAGCCTTCTGTGTGCCGTAGGTTGGAATCTTGTAGTTGGTCGGAATGTTGGCCTTATTCATCTCGCGCAGGTCTTGCCCGCCTTCGAGGACGTTTGCCACACCTTGACGATGCACAGGCATCAGGGGCAGGCCCACACCGAACTTCTGCTTGTATGCGGCCATCTCCTTGGCGACGTTCTCCTCAGTGAGTGGAATGCCTCGGGCATTCATGTCGCGCAGGAACTGACCCACGGCGGTCTCGTTGATGATCGAGTTGCGGGCCGATGCTGGCGCAAGGGAGTGAATCCACTTGTCGAACTTTTCCGCAGGCATACCAGCCTCAAGCACGGCTTGCTTGATGGGGTACAGCGACGCATAGAAGGTCTCACCACCTAAAGGCAAACCGCGACTGATCTGCTTCTTGATCAACTCGCGGTTCACTGGGTCGGTGTACAACTCTTCAACGTGTGACGTGTTGGCCCTCGTTGGGATGTCTCGGGGGAATGATGACTGCTCTACACCGGGGAACCCTTCGAGGGCATCTTTGATGGATGAGCGGTCGAATGCCTGCAACTCAGGGCGTGGAGGCGTCCAAGGCTCGGTTGGCTGATCTAGGAACTCATTGGCCTTGCGGATGCGCTCTTGCACCACCTCGGGCGTGTTCTGCATCTTCTGGGGATTGCTCTTTGCGTAAGAGGCTCGAGCCAGTGGGCCGTACTGCTTGACCAGCGCAGGCTTTTGCTCCTTCTCCCACTTCAACTTGGCCTCAGCCTGACGGCCTGCCTTCGCGAAGGCTTCCTCTGGGGTCAACTTGGGATTGCTTGCCAGCAGGTCATCCATCATCTTGCTGGTGGTCGACTCAAGCAGTCGCGGACTAAAACCTCGTGCCGCTTTGGCGGCGGGGGCGACTTCCTCGCCTCCCTTGAGGATGGCATTGAGACCTTTAGCAAGTTTAGGAATGTCAGGCATAGTTACACCGCATATGGGTTGACCCGCGCAGGTTGGGCATCGTAGTAATCGTCGTCGTCATCATACCGTGGCTCTGGATCAATGTCGAGCCATCCCATGTCCTTGAGCCAGCGCATGGCCTGCGTTGCGCTGTCGACGTAGTCATCATGCTGTGAGTCAGGGAATGCGCATATCTGGCTCAGGAAGCCCTCCACCCAGTCCTTCACATAGCCCTTGTGGACTTCAGACTCAGGGAGCCAGACACGCTTGGCCGCAAAGATGGCCGCAGTGATCTGGAGCCTTTGCATCTTGTCAGCCCTGCCGGGGTTATATCCACGCACCATGAGGTGGGCCTTCTGCAACTCCTGAATCAGCGACAGGCCAGCCGCCTTCTCCTCGACCAGAATCAGGTCTGGCCGCTTGGCATCTCTGCCCTCGCCATAGGACACGCGCCACTCATCCTGCACCCGCTCCTTCAGGTTGGGGAAGGTCAGGTGCTCGGCCCAGCAGTCGATCAGCAGGACGGACATCGGGCCATCCTCTGGCTTGAAAACACCCCACGTCGTCATGGCCGTCGGGTCGTTGTACTGCTTGTCGGTGTAGGCACAGTCGTAAGACTGAATGATGTACTCGAACTTGGGGAACGGTCTGCCTGCGGGCCACATCCTGAACATATCGCGGGAGACCACCTTGCCGTCCTCAAGGTCGACGA